CTTGCGCAGGCTGGGCGACCTCATCGCAGACAAGTCGAAGCTCCTCGCGGAGATCGAGGTGCGCGACAACGGCAAGCTGTACGCGGAGATGAGCGCGCAGACGGCATACATGGCGCAGTGGTATTACAAGTGCGTTGTTTCAGGCTCTGTACTGCGCGATCGCTGAGAATTGTTGTTTCGTTTCATGCGTGTAGCATGCGTGTAGGGCGTGTAGAATGCAAGCATGCGGTGAGTGTTTTGCGCACAATTTGCGCACAATGCACCGTGCGCGTCTTGGCGTATAATGCCACCGACATAACGTCGGGAGGTCCGTATGCGCAAAGCAATGCTGGTGCTGGTGTGCGTGTTGGCGGGCTGCGCGTCGCAGCCGGAGCCCGGGTCGTGGGCGGAATTCGGGTATCTACTCTTGATCGGCGCGGGCGGCGCCGGGGCACCGAGCGACTATCAGACTGAGCCGCTGCGGTGCGTTGACGAGGTTGTGTCGGGCCGGGTGTATACGAGGTGCTACTAGACCCCCACCTTCGGCCCACACACCCGCTCTCCTGCCTTCAGTGCCTCGCGGGCGATGCTGGTCAACGCCTCCTCGGTGACCACGGTGCAGCCACCCTCACGGACGCACTGAGCCGCCTGCGCCGGCGTGAGCGTGATGACGACGGAGCCGTCCTGACGAACCTGCGTCTGGATGCTGTCGGCCGGTAGCGCCGGGCCGGGGGCGCAGGCGCCGGGGAGCGCCGCGGCTATGATGGCGAGCCATTTTTTCATTGCTGTCTCCTATGCTGCGATTGACGCCCACGCCGTCTTCGCCGGCTCGCGCTGACGATCGACATACACAGGCATGCGGTAGGTGATGCGGTATTTCGGGTGCGTGATCCAGAGCGCCTGCTGCGGTTCCTCGAAAGAGAAGTTGTTGCTGTAGGCGTATTCATCGTAGCCTTTGAGCGAGCCATTAACGATGAGGCGCTTCAGCTGAATAAGCTGATGCCAGTGCCCCATGATGAGCGTGTCGTATTCCATGTCGATCTGCGCGTTGCGCGACCGCTTCTTGTGGTCCCCGCGGATGATCGGACCCAGAGCCCCGATCATGCCATCCCCGCCCCTGAACTGATCGCCATGCGTCAGCAGATAACGATGCCCGTAGATGCGGTAGTAGGCATCCGGGCCGTCTGGTATGAAGAACGTCACCCGTTTGTCCGCGGCGAAGTGCTTGGCGAGGAACTGGTAGAGCAGCCAGTCGAAGGACGTATGGTGCCGGTCCTTGCCCCATATCTTGTGTGTGTCGCGCCCGTGATTCCCGGTGACGCACGGCAGGAACACGTGGCCGAACGTGTCCGCAAGCTGCGTGATAACGCCCACCAGCACGCCCCACAGGTCGAGCACCGCAGGCATCGAATTGATTTCGTTCGTTGCGGTGAGTTCGTCATGGATGTTCCCCGAGATCATGTCCCCGCCGAGCGGGACGACGATGCCCGGGTAGTCCATCTTGGGACTCAGGATGCGCAGCAAATGCACAGCGGAGTCGACGCACGTGCGCATGCGCTCGTGCGCGATGGCGACGTTGTATTTGTTCACGCCGTTGATCTGGCCTGGGTGGACGACTTCACCCCAATGCAAGTCGCTCAGGAACAGGGTGGGCACCCCAGGCGCAGAGGCTTTGTTCTTGGATGAGATGGTCCACTCCGGCGGATCCAGCGCGTCGAGCCTGCGCCCCAGCGTGCCGACCACGGACTTGATGATGTCCATGTCCGACGATTGCTTCTGCGTCAGCTTCAGCTCCGCCTCGAGTCGCTTGATCTGCGACTTGAGTTGGTCCGGGCTATCCTTGTGGGCGATGCCGGATGTGATGCCGAGCGCCTTGGCGCGCTGCACCCTACCCTGTAGCGTCTGCCGCGAGATGCCGGAGGCAAGCGCGGCTGCGCGCTCGCTGCCGTGCTTCGCCACGAGGTCCATGGTGTCTTGCAAAACTTTTACATCGATGGGCTTGATAGGCACTGGTTCCCCTTAGCGAGCGACGTTATTGAATTTCTCTGCGGTGCGCAATCCGCCGAGTCCCAGCATCCCGAGCAACACCGTCAGCAAGTCCCCAGTGTCGAGCGTCGGCATGGCGGCGAAGCCAAAGCCGATCGAGAGTGGGCGAAGAAGGAATTGATAGGCAAGCGCGAGAACACACACCCAGCCGGCGCCGGGCCGCCATCCCGCCACGAACAAGCTGGAACTTCCGGCCTCTATCTTGTTGATGTCGGCCTGCATCTGCGCTGCCTGCAGGTTGGCGTCTATGTACTTGAACTCGCCGGCCTGCCGCATACGCACTGCCTCGAGCGCGGCTGCCGCCTTCTTCTCCGGGTCGGGTATGAGCTTGTTGACTATCGACAGTCCAGCCGCGATTGCGTCATCGAGTCCGAATGCCATCACATCACCTCCCATATCAGTCCCACGTTCGCAAGCGCGTATCCAATGAAGGTGACGCACATCCCTGACCGTCCTTCCAGCCACAGCGAGATCGCCGTGGCGATGTAGAGCAGCGTGACGGCACCAATGGTCCAGGCGCTCACGCCACCAACCCCGGCAGATACGACACGCGCCCGCCCGCGAAGCGCGCTGTAAGCACCTGCTGCCGATGCCGCGGGTCAACGGATAGGTGAACCCACGCGCCCTCGTAGATCAGCTGGTCGAACCCGATGCCGGACTCGCTGATCGCCTCGCACACCGCTATCGGCGTGCCGAACGCGGGCGCAGTGAAGTCAGCGGCGAGCCCCTGAACGTGCGCCGAGGTCGATGCGCCGCCCACGGCCGCATTCGTGCGCAGAGAGCGGTAGCCGGAGCTGACATACATGGGCACGCCCAAAAGCTCGCGCACCTGCTCAAGCGCAAGCGCAAGCGAGCGCAGGTTTTCGATGACATCCACGTTCGGCGTGTTGTCGATTCCCTTGCGCACCGCTACATCGGAGTGCGTCAGTTCTTCCAGAGTGAAATGCGGGGTCAGGTTCACTTCCAAGCTCCTATCCGACGAATGCCTTTGTGTCCCACCCGAACGCCTTGCAGACGCGCGCGGTCAGGCGATGAAATTCAGCGTTGTGCTCTGCGCCCGAAGTCTCGGTCTTGGCGACCGCCTGGTGCAGATGGATCATTTCGTGCGCGACCGTCTGAGCCAGCGTGTTGAAGTGGCCGTTCTTCACCGCAGAGATGACGATGAAGTGCCGCTCCGTTCCGAGGTAGCGCGTGTAGTGGCCGAATCGATCGGCGTGACGCGACACCTGAAAGCGCAGCGTGTCAGCCGAGGGCAACTTCATCCGGCAGAACGGCGGGAACTGACGCAGACACTCGTATGTCGCCGCGATGCGCTGCGGCGAAAGCGGTAAGGTCATCGCTGCCTTTCGATCAATCGGTCGACTTTGGTTTCGACGCGCTGGATGTCCGCGCGCAACAGGGTGACGTCATTCGTTGTGACGTTCTTGGCAGAGGCTTGCGCCTCCTTTATGACGGCGACATCGGTTTTGACGTCGCCGTATGCGATGGAGACCGCCGCCGCCATCGACAAGATGGTGAGGACGTTTCCCATGCTGATTTTCGGGTCGAACTGCACGGCGCTCTCCTTGGGGAGAAGCGACCCTCCGCAGAGGGCCGCGAGTCACAAGGGTTAGCCAGCGAACTGAGCCACGCCGATGTTGCCCGGATCCGACAGCGACACGATCAGCTGGAACACCTTCGCTCCATCGCACGCCGCGTTCGGGTCGTAGGTGCCGCGCACGTCGCCCGTGGTGGCAGTTGCGCCACCGCTGGTAACATCGCCCGCGACGAGGGTGCCCGCCGTCGGCGCCGTGCCGTCCTGCAGTTCTTTCACGACGAAGCCGGTCTCTGCCAGGAACACCGGGAGACCGAGAACGTCACCGGTGCCGAAGGTCGCGGCCGTGATGTCGGCGCTCGGCACGATACTGGTGATCGTCTTGAACGCTTTCTTGCCGGTCAGGCTGGTGCCGGACGAGGACTTCTCGACGACAACTGCGCCGTATTCGTCCGTGCCGGTGACGGTCACGATGGCGGTCCCGGTCCACGCGCCGACCACTGCGCGCGGCACGTCGAGCGTCGCGCCAACCGCGCCATCGAGCGCCGCAGCAACACCGTTCGATACGGACTGCGACGCCGAAATGCCGTCCGCGTCAGCCGTGTCCGGGGCGCCGAGGTTGATGAGGAACGTCGGTGCCTGATACGCACGCTTCAGGAGGTTGCGGGTCTGGTCGTCGCGATACGCGCGCTTGCCCTGCTCCTCGAGCTGCAGACGCCATGCGGTGCCCGCGGCCCACGAGGCGCCGGACTTGTTGGTGACGGTGATCGTCGACGCGCCCAGCGCGATACTGAACTGGTTCGGGGACGAGAGGACTTCCTGGCCCAGGACGAGCTTGTGTCCGGTGGCCTTGTAAAAAGTGCCGGTCTCGCTGCCGGAGGGGTAGGAAAGCGTGAAGGTGCCGGCGTCTGCGACGGAGGCGGCCAGGGTGCCATTGGCGACTTGGAAGGTCATTTTTATTCTCCCCTTGAGGGCGCGTTGATCTTGATGTTGTCTCCGCCTTGTCGGAAGGCGTTGAGGGGAGTGTCCTACAGTTTCGACAACATTTACAAGCCCTCACCTGCCGGAGGAGCGCCCGGATTCACGCCCGGAGGAACGACCGGATTTCGCCTTGCCGGCGATGACTTCACTCAACCCTTGAATCTCGCGCGGCTTCTGACGGCCGTGCTCTCCAGCCAGGTCGTCCACGAACGACTCGCGCATCGCGGGCAGCGCGACCATCGTCACCAGTGCGGTAGCCGGGTTGATCGGCAGGCTCGTCAGCGCGAGGTTCACGCCGGGCTCCACGCCGTAGCGATAGAGGTTGCGCGCGAAGCGGCGCTCCGCGCTGTTCGTGTTCTCGCTGTTGTTCAGCCACATATTCACACCGGTCTGCGCCATGTCGAATCCTGTGCCGATGACCGGGCCGCCCGCGGCGGATGAGATGGGGCGCTGGTAGCGCACCCCGGATAGCATCTGCAGGTAAGGATCGGCCACGCCGAACGCGCCGGCGCGTGACAGCGCGCGCTCAACCTTCGCTGCGGGAGTGTAGGTGACGTCCTTCTTCTTGCCGGTCAGCGCCTCCGCACTCGAGTCGCGCGCCTCACCCAGAGCATATTGCAGGGCTGTTATCATCGCCATGCCCGACAGAGCTTGCAGGCCATAGCGCATGCGGTCCATGCCGGACACGTCCTCACCCATGACGCGATTCTTCGCGCGCCCCAGCACGTTCTTACTGTAGGCGTAATTGAACGACTGGAGGTGATAGAGCAGTCCTATCACGCCCGGGTTGTTCGCACCCTTCGCCTTCGTGGCGGCCGTCGGGCGCATGACGGATTGATCTGAGAATCGCTGGAGCGCGAGCATATAGAGGTCTCCATTCTTGCCCGCTGCCTGAAGGTCAGCGAAGGACGGCGCCTTTCCTTTCATCCCGTTCACCCATGTGGAGAATTCCTTCACCGCAGCGGCGTCTACCCCGAGGTCCGCGAGCTCCCGCGCGGCGAGTTTGTCGCCCTTGAACGCGCGCCCCGCCTGCTTGGCGATAAACGGCTCCGCAATAGCGGTCGACAGGTCGCGGTTGAAGTTGGTCAGAGGCTCGAGCAAGTTGCGCGCGAAGAACTTCTCGATGGCGCGCGACTGATACGACCCGGGCGCGGACTCCGTGCCGAACCGCTGCGCCGACAGAGCGCCATAGTGCGCGCCGGCCACGAGTCCGATGTCTTCGTTGAGGCGCCGGAAGTAGTTGGCGTCACGCCCGGGCGCAGCCTTCAGAGCTTCCTTGAGGTAGCCGATGTAGCCGTTCCATGCGACCTTGACATCCATGTTCGCGCGCACGACCGGCATGACGAGCTCTGGCAGCGAGGTCATCGTTGCCCACGTCAGCGACCCGAGGCTGAACCACGTGCGAGACCAGGATGAGGCGATACGCTCAATCTTGCTCACGTCGAACTGCTTCACGCCGGCGATCATCTCCACGTAGTCGCGAAGCTGCGGCAAGGCGTCGCCCACGCCCTCTTTTTTCATGGCGGACTCGAGTTCAGTCCAGCGGGAGAAGTTGTCGCCCCACAGGCGCGCGATCTCCGCGCGCCGCGCGGACTGCGTAGCGTATTCCGCAAGCGTGCCGATGATATCTTTGCGGTAGAAGTCGCCCAGATGCTTCTCTGCGGCGGGGCCGAACTCGCGCTCTCGCGCGAACTTCTCCGTGCCGGAGCGGCCGGGCATGCCCGGGCGGCCCTCGACGCCGTAGACGACGCGGTGCCAGTAGGCTTCAGCCGCCTTCTTGGCGTCTACCGCAGACAGCCCCTGATCCTCCGTATAAACCTTGGCCGCCTGGTCAACGAACTTCGCGCGCTGCTCATACGCCTTGTTGCGATCAACGATGCGGCGGAAGTAGTTCTTGCTCTCGCCAATATCTGCGCCCGCGTCGCGCTGATACTTCAGCGACTCACCGAAGAAGTCCTCGACCATCTTTGCGATCTTGCCGACCTGACCCTGACGTGCGGCCTGGTTCGTAACCTGCCTCCACACCTGCTCGTCCGTGACGTTCGCCGCCTTCATGGCGTCGCTGATATCGTCCACCTTGTTCAGTTGCCGCTTCACGCGCGCGTCATACGCCTCGTCGAACGTGCGCCCGGTTCCTTCTCCGGTTCCAGCGCGCGCGAACGTCTGGTCCAGGATGCGCTTGAACGTGGGCGAGTCAGCGCCGCGCGCCTTGAACTTGTTGTAGAGCCCTATCATGTCACCATGCGCTGACGCGAACATGGCGTCGAAAAGCTGTTTGCCGATGTTGCGCGGGTCGCCCTCGCCCGGCTTGGGCTTGCCCTTGCTCTCGAACATCGTTTTCACCGCAGCGGCGATCTTGGTCAGGTCGCCCTTCGCCTCAGTGTAGTCGCCGCCAAGCGCCCATCGTGCGGCCTTGGTGATGCCCTCTCCTATTGCTGCGCCGAAGTCGTAAAGCTTCGCTTCTCCCGAGCCGAACGGCGACGAGTCAGGCGAGTCTCCCTTCGCAGAAGATCCACCATTACCCTCCGCAGCCACTCGTGCAGCCTCACCTTCGCCCACTCGTGCGCGCTCATCCACGCCAGCGCGGGGTCGTCCTCCGGGCTCAGCAGCATCTTGCACCTCCTCCCGCGCTACCCCTTTTTCTTCTGGGGTTTTTTGATGCTCTCCTCCATCGCCTCCTTCATCGACGCGGCGCGCTTCTTCGGCGGGGGCGGCACTTTCTTGCCGACCGCCTTGCCGATTGCTTCCTTCATCGACTTGGGCTTGTGGTTCTCCGCGAGCTCCGTCTTGGCCGACTCCTCGTTCGGGACTTCCGTCTCCGCCGATTCCGACATCATTTGTTTGACGGACGCTTTGATCGGGGGCATGTTTTTCATTTGAGACTCCTTGGCGCGGTTCGGGCGCAGAGGTTGTGTTGAGGGGTTTATCGCCATTGGAGAAACGATCTGAACGAGTAAGCCATTCCGCCTTAATGGCGTCGCGCTCAACCTCCAGCGAACGCAGCATGTCCGCGTTGTGCGGTTCGCCGCGCTGCGCCTTCTTCTGTAGATTGGTGATAATGGAACTGGCGTAGTGCGATGCGCGCCACAGGTCATTCGTGCTGCCGCCTTTTATATCTCCGGTCACGCGACCAAAATTCTCCGCGGCAGCCGCTTCGCTGCGCGTCTGATCGCTTTCCGGTTCGGGGCGTGCGTTCGTTTCCGGCGCCTGTTCACGTTTCGTGAACGCCGGCTTTTCCTGAACGCTCGGCCCAACATTAGGCTGCTGAACGTCGGGAGCCGCGCTTTGCGGACTAGCTTTAGACCCCCGCTCCCGCGCGCGCGTCACCGCCGGCGGCTCGCCCATCTGCTCCGGCGTCAACGTCTGCGCCGGGTCTGTGACTCCACGCCGGGCCTGCGCTTGCCGGTCCATCGCCTCTGCGGCGGTCAGCGGCTCCTCGAGTTGGTCGGGCGACTGCTTGATGCCGACCGGCTCGTCCATGGCGGCCTTGACGTCCGCGGCACGCGCCTTCGTTTCCTTCGCGGCCGGTGGGGTGCGAACGCCCGTCGCCTCCTGAATGATCTCCAGCACCGTCTTGCGCGGGTCGATCGTGCGGTCAGCCAGTATGTCGCCAACGGTGCGACGCAGAACATCGGGCTCCATCTGGACGCCGGTGTCCGGTGTCGGGTTATCACGCGCGCGTTGCGCGGCGAGGACGTCCGGCGTGAGCCCGGTGTCCTGCATCTCCTGCTGGCGTGCCTGTATCGCATCCCACTCCGCAGGGTCAGGCCGCGAGCCGTCCGCGAGGATCGGGCGCGTGTCGTCGTAAGGCAGCGCGGTGCGCGCGGGCTCGGCAGTGGGATCTTGTATGCGCCGAAACTGCCCCTCGATGGCGGTAGTGTCGGCGGCTCGGGCTACGTCCGGCCCGAAGTCCATGGCCGTGCGGTCCTGCGCCGTCCCGGCCCGCCCGGCGGGATCGACATACATGGTGTTCACGTCCGGCGTGTCCACGCGCGACGGCAGCGCCGGCAGCGACGGGTCAACCTGCTGCGCCGACGGCTCGAACACGCGCCGTATGCCCTTGGCGGCGCCGCGCGCGATGTCAGGAACAACATTCACCGCCCCACCGGTGGCGGCGCCTATGGCGGCGGCAATGGCCGTGCGGGTAGGGTCGTATTGGTCCTGCAGTCCCAGTTGAACGTCCTGCTGCTGCGCCACGACATCCGTTGGGACGTTGATGGCTGCGTTGACGCCCGCGCCTTTAAGGAACGTCCTGCCCAGCGTGGCGCCGCGGCCGACGGGTACCAAGTTCTCAGGGGACGGAGCGCCACCGAGAAGCATGGCGCCCAAATTGACCGCGCCCTTCTGGACCTTGCCAAGGAGGGTCGGGTCGTCCGCAAAGGATGGCAGCGCCTCAACTTCAGCGCGCCGCGCGGTCTCCGCTGGCATGAATTCGTCGCGCCGGCGGCCGGCGTCGACAAGCGCCTGGTCTCGGGCGCGCTCGAGCGCGGCGCGCGGGACGCGCGCATACGGATTCTGCGGAGGCACGCGCTCGCCGCGGGACATCGCGCCCAGCGCAGCGTCCATGTCGCCCACCTGGTCGAACTCTGCCTGTCCTGAACGGTTGCGGCGCAGAACGGTGCCCAGGCCGCTTTGCTCGAAGGCATCGCGCGCCATGATGTTGAAGCGATCTGCGAGGCCGGGTTCTTGTGGGGCGGGTGTGGGCGCAGAAGATGACGCTCCGCCACCCGGAATCAGGCCGCGCCGGCGGGCCTCGTCGAGCAGTGGCTTCTTGTCGGCGGGCAGAATGCCGCGCCGCTCCGCCTCGAGTAGCAGTTCGGTCTTGTCGGCCACGTTACTTCGCTCCGAGTTTTTTCAGGAGTTCGTCGTCAGAAAGGTCGGTCGGCGCGCGCTTATCGTCCTTCGAGAACTTCTTGTTCGTTCCGAATATGCGCCCGGGCACCTCTACGACGTCATACCCGAGTTCGCTGCGCGCGCGGCGCACGGACTCGGTGGCGTTGCCGACGTCGGGGTAAAGCTGAGACGCGCGCTCGCGGATGGCTGTTTTGTCCTCCGGCGTGAGGTCCATACCGTTCAGCTGCGCACCGATTTCCTCGTCCAGAATCTTTCCGCTGTTGAACGGCAGCTTCGGGCGCGAATCTTTCGCAGCCTTGGCCTTTGAGGTGCGTGTGAGGATGGCGCCAGGCGTTTTCGGCACGAGCTTGTACTGCTCATTACCGTTTTCATCCACCCCCAGCAGAGTCTCACCCAGAGACTCGCGCCCAGACTTCGCAGCGGCAGCGCGGTTGCGCTCCTGCTTCGTGCCCTCTGTTTTCACCCTGGCCGCGTTCAGACCGATCGCGCTGCGGCCCTTCTCCGTAGTGGTCATGGGCGCCGCAGAGTCGAACTGATTGAAGCGGGTGCCGTCATTGACGTTGAGGAGAGGCTTACCTTGGCGAGCAGCGGCGCTCTCACCCACCGCGCCTGCGGTGCGCCGGCCGGCTAGCACATCCTCTTGCAGCGTGCGATCACTATACCGTTGTTCGCCCTGAGTAAGCTGGTCGTAGTTCGTCTTGCCGGTCAGGCCGTGCGACAACAGAATTTGTCCAATCGTGCTGTTCACACTTTTTTGTTGCTCCGGCGTCAACGCCTCGTCAGGAGTATCCGGGTTCAGTCCGAGCCGCTGGATAGCGCCACGACGCAGAGCGGCGGCTTCGCGCGCCTTAGCGCCATATTCAAGGTCATTGCCCTCGAGCGTGGTCTTGCGCGTCTGCGCAGCAGTCAGCGCCGCCTTCGCCTCACGGTCTACACGCTGATTCGGTGTCTCGCGTCCGAGCAACAAGCCGCCGATGTTCTCGGCGACCTGTGCCATATACGGATTGTTGTATCCTCCGGCGTGCGTCACACCCTGACGCGGACTTCCGGTGCCGAGGTAGAAGGGATTCGCGGTGCGCGGCATATTAGAGCCTCAACCCTTGGCCGCCACCCTGGCGCAGACCGACTCCAGACGGGTTGCGATCCTCCACGGGTGCGGGAGCCTGTGTGCCGACACCCGCTCCGGTTCCGCCATACATGGCGACGAGTGAGCCCCCCATGCGGAACAGATCCGCCATCTGGCGCTGCTTCGCTCCGGCCTGATTGGCTGACTCAAGCTCCATGCCGGTGATGTCGCTGGAGCGACGCGAGAAGTCGCTAACCTGCCCCAAGTCCTGCGCCGAACGGTTGAGCGTGAGCCCGTTGTTGAACTGGTTGCTACCATACGCCCCGAGCCTGGCGTTCGCACCAGCCAGCTTCTTGCCGTAGAGCAGTGCGTCGCGAATGCTGGCGGCGATCTGAGACTGCACGATGGCTGGCGCACCTGCAACCGGGATGTCCTGAATGCCTGAAGTCGGCAGGGCCACCGCCTCCTGCAATACCTGCGTGCGCCGATCCGCCTCCTGCCCCGTAGACTGATCCTGCTGCTGGCGCGTAAACCGCGCCTCCGTCTCGTCATTCACTGCGGCGGCGCGCTCACGCAGCGCCCGCTGGCGCTCAAGTTCCACGCGCATCGCATTCTCGCGCGCGCCGACAACGCTTTTCTGCGCGTCGTTGTTCATCTTCGCGCTGGCTGCCATCATGGCGGCAGCTATGGCGAGTGCAATAGGGAATGGCATTTAGACCACCGTCTTTGTCATGGACTTCGCGGCGCTGTCGTCGAGCCCCAGGTTGAACGCGGGACGCGGAGGAGCGTCGGCGGGACGCGGAGGCGGCGGGTGAGGTGAGTCGAACCCACCGCGCATCAATTTTGCGGTGCCCAACGGCGTAGGCGAGATCAGGGCGCGCGTGCGCTCATTCGGTATAAGGGCTTTACCCACCGGATCTATGGAGCCAGCCTTCAATGCGTTATCGAGGCACATGCGCGTCCCTACTCAATCGTTTTTACGGATGACGAACTTGTCTGCGGAACCTGCCGCCGCGGAATCCCACCGATTCCTGGATATCCCGCACCCTGCATTGCGGCATTCGTGCGCAGCGCGCCGGTGTATTGCGAGAACAGGTCACCAAGGGGTGAATACGCAGCGGGCTTGGACAACGAGTTCGCGCGCGCCATCGCGGAGGCGGCGGTCGTATCGACACCGGCGCCAGTCTCTAATTGCCTGATGAGATCGCCGCGATTGTCTTCAACCTGTCCGCGCAAACCCTGCTTCTCGCCCTCCGCCTGGTTGGCGATTGTCTGCTTCTGCACGCCGTAGTCGGATGTCAGGTCACCGAACTTGCGTGCGGCGGCGGAACTATCGAGGTTGCCACTGTCGGCAAGCTGATATGTCAGCGCCTCTCGAGCGCGGTTGTATTGGCGATCCAACTGTGGATTGTAGTAATCGAGATACGACTTGCCGATGCCGGCATAATAGTCGTCATTGAAGCCACCGAAGGCATCGTTTACCTTGGCGGTCCCGGCCGTGATGCGCGCCTGGCGCTCGTCTTCCTGCTGGCGCGCAATCTCCGCAGAGTTATCTTTTGGGGCAGACATGCACATGGGCGCACCCTTTTATTTTCGACCAATTCTATCAGCGATATTCGACACTTCCTACGTGCCCTGACCGGACTTCAGGAAGTGGACCGCCATATTGCTGACTCGCGCGTAACCGGTTGTCGTGCATACCAATTCCGGGGAGATGTGCGTGGCGTTGCCGAGCGCACCTGTCATCCCGTCGTTGTAGGTAAAGCCCTCCATGATCCCAACGTCCACATTGGCAGCGGGCACCGCCGGAGCGATGTAGAGCTTCACCGCCCACACATTTTCGAGATCCGCCTGAAACCCAGCGATCTGCTTGTAAGTGGCTGGCTTGTCCGAGTGAACGTAGGGCAACCTTACCGTCACCGTTGAGGCGTCATACGTCGCATTGTCATCGCCGCCGTAGAGATAGATCGTATCCCCGGATCGAACATACACACGGTCATTCAGGTCAACCATGTCGGACGGCGTGAACCCTGGCTCATACGTCGTCCATGCGCTGATCCCGACCGACGTAAACGCGGTGTAGACGAAAATCTTCCCGCCGATCGCCATCCACAACCGGCCATCCGTCGGCTCTATCACGCTCACCGCAGACTCAATTACCGCATCCGTCAATGTGGCAACGTGCTCATTCACCAGCGGGTCGATCGGCGTTCCCAGATCGAACACGGTAGCAAGGTTGATGGCCTCTCGAGACCGCAGTGAGCGAATACCGCTGTCCGAGAGGTAAACGAGATCGTTGTCACCATACGCATAGATGGAGCGCGTGGCGCGGCTCCCGGTTTTCTTGATGATCTGAAACTTAGCGTTTTCAGCCGGGTCCGATGCCATCGTCCAAATCTGTATCGCGCGGCGCGCGAAGATGGCGAGATGCGTCTGGTAGACCTCGAGCCCGGTCAGCGTGTCCGAACCCGACTCGTGATTCGACATATTGATGTTGCCGGCACCTGTGGACGTCAGTGGGTCGAACCCGGTGGGCGCGGCCACACCACTGAACTCGAGCAGGCTGGCGGCCGTCACATACATCTTGTTCTCGTGCGTGAGGCAGCTTGTGCCCTGGATCGACGTTGACCCGTTGTAGCCGAAGGTCTTGCCATCGATCGTAATGGTGAACTTGTCACCCACCTGGAATGTTCCGCCGATCGTAACCGTAGCCTGCTGCTTTACCGCGGAGACGGCGGTAACTCCGCCCGACATTGCGGCCGGCGTGGTCGTGGTCACGTCCCCAGCCACCACGACGCTCACGGCAAATCCGTTTGGCGTGGCGCCACTACCCGCCGCAGCCTTGATCGTAACGGTAGGCCCGCTCGCAGTTGCGGTGTATTCCGGGGTCGAATTGTAGGTGTTGATCTGGGCCGCGATAGCCGTTGCCGTCGCAGAGAACGATGTAGCCCAGTCAACCGCAGTGCTCAGTATCTCGACGCCGTTGATGGTAATGCTCGACACCTTATTCACGCCTGCGGAAGCGGTGCCCCCGGTGACCGTGAACGACGTGCTGGACAGCACCTCTGTCACACCCACCACGTTCGCAACGGTATTCGCGACCACCGCAGTCTGATCGTTCGTGCCGCCTCCGTCCACCGTTGATGCGCTGATCGTGAAGGGAGTTCCGGCCACTGCGGCGACTACGGTAATGACCGATCCAGAGACGGTCGGGTCATACGCGGCGTCTGTGTCGATCAACCCGTTCAGGTGTGACGCGATGCCGTCATTGTTCGTCATGGCGGCGCGCACTATCCCGCTGTCAAGCGATGAAACGCGAGTGCCGTTGAAGAAGTGGTAGATTGCGCCGTCAGCGAACTGCGCAACGGCGTATATCTGACCGTTGAACAAGTCCCAATCGAGTATCTTGGTCATCGCCTGACCATCGGGGTGCTGAAGGCGCTGATAGAGAACGCCGGATGGCATGGACGGTGCCACCGCAGAACCGAAGACGTAGAGCGATCCCGACGCCTTCGACATGCCGAATGTGCCGGAGGGAAGCGTATATTTCGAGACGAACGCTTTGCGCTTCTCGATATCCCCGCCGCGCGTGATGTGCGCGTTCGTGCAGGTGTAGAGCGCGCCCTGCACGGCAGCCGAGATAGGGCGGCGGCGGTCGATGCCACTCTTGAAGTCGAGGCTGAGTGTGTAGCTCATTACACCGCCCGAACTACGCGCAGCGTGGTCTCCCGGCGCTTGCCATTTTCGGCGCGCGCGCCGAACACGACGCGCTTCTGTGTGCCCAGGTTGCCCCGCAGCGTGGCGAGGCGACGCTGCGCCTTCTGCAGCTTGAGGCTCGCGTCCTTCTGGTTGTTCGGCGCCAGCACCTCGGCAGCGCAGAACAGAACGATGAGGTGATCATCCAGGTCGGCTGTGGCCGCATCATTGGACAGCAGCGTCAGCGACTTCATGCCCTCGAAGCGCACCTCGCCATTGGCCGATGCTGGCAACGGCCACACCTCGAATTGGCTCTCGCCATACCAGTCCCACTTCTGCGGCGGATCGGCGCGGACGTCGGCGTCCGAGTCGTAGGCGTTGTATTCGGCTGGCGTGATGCCCTGATCGAGCGGCGTCCACAGCCCGCCGAACTGGTGCCACACGCGGCTGATGCGATCCGGATTCAGCGCAGTCGGGAAGTCGTAATACCGCTGCCCGGCCGCCATGTCCTTGCCGGCCGCGTCGCGCGTGATGCGCATGAACGGCCAGTCGTAGTCGTCGTAGAGTTCCTGCTGCACCCGCTTGATGAGGCGCTGCAGGTAGGCACGGTGGTCGACTCCGCGCGAGGTCGCAGACGAAGTGCGCGACTCGTCCTGCACCATTTCCGTGAGGAGGGAGAGGGACGTGCCGCGCGGCATGGCTTAGGCCTTCGCCTTTTCTTCGACTTCTTCCGGCGCCGCCTCCGGCAGATCCACCGGGAGGCGCGAGGCGCCGGCCGGGCCGAACACGGACACCGCGGGGTTGCCCTTGTCGCTCGCGTAGAGCTTCTCCAGGCGGTCCCATTCCGCGGCGTGTGCGCGCTTGTCCATCCGGGTGCGCTTCACGTTGACCACGGAGTCGTCGCCGTGGATGAACCGCAGGACCATAATTTCGGCTGCGGTGAGTTCTTCTTTCGCGAGCACGTGGGTCTTGTAGGGGCCAATTTCGCTGCGCCCGATCTTCACGTCAGCACGGTAGAGTTGCATCGAAACTCCTTGTTTGGGAGAAACCCCGGCGCCTGCGGCGCGCGCCAGGGGAGTGCACAGACCCTTCTTGTGCCGCCGGTCACACCGTCCACGGCACCGCAGGGAGTCTTGATTCTTTACGCGATCGAGATCACCTCGCTGGAGCGCAGGCCCTTGGCGATCAAGCCACCGGTCCACGTCACCGCGCGGTAGTAGACATACTTGTCTTCAGGCCGCGCCGGCGAATGCTGCTTCATGTTCTCCCCCTGCATCGGCATGAGCGTGATGTTGTTCAGGTCGAGGATGTAGCAGTATTTCGCCTTCGAGAGGTCATCGAGCGTCGGGTCGTATTCGAACTTCAGACCCTTGAACGAGACGTCAGCAACGCTGGCGTCGATCGCCCCGCCCTTCGCCCAGCCTTCGAGCGTGTAGTTGCCCTTGGCGCGCAGTTCCATCTCGAGCGCGTCGAGGAAGTCCGAGCCGGCGAACATGTGCGTCGGCTTCAGGCCTTGGTAGCGGCGCAGCTGACGGAAGTCTTGCTGCAGCGCGCGCACCAGGGGCTGATTGGCCCACGTGCCGCTGTTCGACGCAATCGCGAGGTTGGCGCGGTTGCGATACCAGCTGTTCGCCACACGGTCGATGCCGAAGGTCGTGCCCACGGTCGGCGCATTGATGATGAACGAGGTCACGCCCGGGACTTGCTTCGCGTCCTGCGTGCCGTCCTTCCAGAGCATGCTGTTGAACGTCTCCGCCCAGCCTTCGGTCATGTCCTGCAGCTTGTCTTCGAGCAAGCCGGCAAGCACGGTCATCTCGCGGTCGGTGTGCTCCGTGGTCTTCGCGCCCGTCACCGAGTCGACGACGCTGATGCCGTCTTTCTTCAGTTCCGTGCCGGTGAAGTTGATGCCGGCGTGGAGCTCATACCAGTTCGCCTGGCCTTGCTTGATGTTGGCCGGGTTGGAATAGGTCACCGTGTCGTCGTGGCTGTAGCCCTGCAGCGACGTGGTGTGGACGCCCTTCGTGCGGAAGGTGATGTATTCCTTGCCGCCGGGGAATTCCTTCTCCTTGGCCTTGAGGGCCTTCATCAGCGGCTTTTCTTGGATCGATTGATCGAAGGCCGGACCCTTCATATGGAAGTCCAGCGCAGCGTTTGCTATGTTGTTTAACTCAGCGGCAGTGAAAGGCATTTTTTCGCCCCTTTATTTTTTTGTGGCGGCTTGCCTTACGTCTCGACGGCGTTCTTCATCGCCTCGAGCAGCGTTGTCGGCGCCGCCTTTGTGTTCGCAGATGAGCCTCCGCCGGTCACCGTTCGCTTCGCTTCCCTGCGCCCCAGGATGGGAGTCAACTCGTCCTCGACGATCTTCTTCGCTTCGCGCGCGAGCGCCACTGCGTCGTTGACCGTCCGGATCTTGTCGCCCTTCTCCGAAAGGAGCTTGGTCACTTGCGCGTCAACCAGCTTCGCTTTCTTCGGGTAGTCGGGGTCCGTCTCCTGCCACCGCTTTTCCTCCGCTGCCACAGCCGTCGCACACGCATCGCCAAATTGGCGCTGCTTCTCCTCGGCACTCGTCTGGGCGTCGCGTTCCGCGTCTTTCGCGTCCTGCGCAGCGACCGCTTCGCGATGCGCGCTTGTGGCGCGCAGGCGGGCAGTCTCTTTCGCCCGTTCCAGGTTCAGCGTTCCGGCATCGACCTCGGCCTGCAGATCGTCCGGCAGCGCCTCACCGACGAAGGCTTGCAGCGTTCCCAGGTATGGCTTCAGGAGTTCGTAGGCCTTCGCGGGGTCACGCTTCATCGCTTGCATGATCTCGAAGCCCGTATCGATCTCGTCGGACGTCAAGCCCATCTTGCGAACGGACCCGCGGAACTCCTCAAACTCTTGAGCAACCTGTTCATGCGCGGCAGACTTCGCCTTGAGCATCCGGTTCTCGTGCAACACTTCTTGCCAGCGGGGGTGCTTCGCGAAGGGCAGCTTTTCGTCCTCTTTCGAGGCGTCCTTGCCGTCCTTGGCGTCGGTGGACTTCGACTCGTCCTCCTTACCCGTTTCCGCGGTCGACGATTCCGCGCCCTTCTCGTCTTTAATCTCCTCCGCTTCGGGCACCTTCACGGCGTCCTGCACGGCCTCGAGCATCGACTTCGGGGCTTTTACGTCATCCTTCTTCTCATCTGCGGGGGACGACTCCGCAGCGTTCGTTACGTCCTTGACTTCATCCACCGCGGTTGCAGTGGCGTCCTGCTGTTCTTCGCCGTTGACGAGCGGCATACACGTCTCCTTCAAAAGGTGTCTGATTTATAGGCTATGCGTTCGACACTTTCAACATCCGGCCCAAACGAAGCGCCGGATCGGGCCGCCCTGGTTATCCGCCGGCACGAAGCCCAGCAGGCCAAACCAGCGATCGGTGTCCGGGTGCCCTGACGCAGAGTGGAGTTCTAGGGAATGCGGGTGCTGTTGGGAGACGCCTTCTTTCAGGGCGCGCCGGAGCGCACGCGTCACGCCGAGCGCCTGCCGTTCGAAGTCGTCGGTGGCGAGGAACCAAGTGCGCCAGCAGCCCGGCGCGACCTCGTTGGCGCCGGTGATCGCCACGGGCCCCGATTCATCGCAGATGGCGAATGAGTAGGGCTTGCCGACACACGCGATCAGCATGGGCGCGATTTCATCCGTCTGGTAGCCGAAGGTTTCGACCTCCCGCTGACCGCGGCTCCACAGATGTTCAACCACGTATAAAACCGAATCCCGGTTGAGGGGTTTTACGAGGATCATTGGCGGTCACCTGTGGTTGTGGGGACATGGTGCGCAGCAAGCTGGTAATGGCCGGGCTCGCTGGCGGCGTTGGGTTCTGCGGCTGGGCGGGGAGGCACATGTCAGGCTCCCTGTGGATACAGTTCGCCGGCGATAGCTGCCAGCGCATCAAGGTTCCTGAAGCATCGACCGCAAATGGGTTCTCCGAGCATTGTTTGTGGCTCCACTATCGACTTGAATGATCGGTCACATCCGATGCAGATGTATTCTCCGTCCGTATTTGGCGTCGGTTTCATCTACGCTCCAGACGGGAACTGAGCCTGACTCCCCTCCTTGCCTGGCGCCTGCTGCGCGTTCTGCGCGCCCTCGCCGCCTTGGTCCATGCCCATGGCGCCCTCCGGCGTCTTGACCGCGTTCATGGACGTGATCGATGGCATGCCGTCCACCCACGCCTCTGACAGGTCGATGTTCTCGTCCACGGCCCTGACCAGCTTCTTCGCGATCCACTTGGGCGTGACGCCCGGAACCTGAATCAGCAGCGGGGTAACGCGCTCTAGGTTGACGATCTCCTGCGCCTTGTTCGGCCGCCCACTGCTCCCGACCTCGAGCTCCAGGTAAAGCTCCTCCGCGATTTCCTCGCGCGACATCTCCGGCCACACCGCTCCCGGGCCGGCGATCTTTTTGGCCGTCTCCGCGGACACTTCGGTAAGCATGACCTGTCCGGCAGCGCGGAACAGGAGCGTAAAGCAGTCGTCCACGTCATCGATGCACGACGCGGTGGAAGACAGGCGTGAGCCCTCCGCGATGGACGATTCCGTGGCGGTCACGCCACTGGTCGGCCCAAGGTTCGCTTCCTGCGAGCCCACGGCGAGCAGGACGTCCTCCTTTTGCGGGCCGGTGTCGTAGAGCGCCGGGTCGACGGGGTGCATCTTGATGGGCTGCAGGATCTCGTCGAGCTTCTGCCCCGCGTTCAGCGCAGAGAGTTCGATAACTTCGTGGTCGACTCCAGCCTGCAGATTGGTCTTATCCTGCTCCCCGAGCATTCCCTTGCCAGCGGCATACTTCGGCCCGTTCGCTATGCGGTGCTGGCGCAGGGCTTCGCGCGCGCGGTTGATCTCACGCTGCTGGTGCTTGATGAGCTGCACGTCGGACGGAGGGAACGGGTTCTCTTCGTCTTCGACGTCGTTGAACGACAGCGGAAAGAACGGGAAGAACTGGTCTATCTCGATGGGCGGGGACTGCGGTTCCTCGAGGAAGTCGCAATACCCCTCGCACACGGTGTACATGAGCCCGGTCGTCTTGTCGTAGTGCTCATACACCTTCGCCATGTCACCGTCATTCTTCTTGCGCCCGGATTTCGTGAACCCTGAATACCTCCCTTTCTCGAGCGTGATACCATAGATGGCGGTCACTTCGGCGGGCGCAAACAGGAATTCCTGGCTCACGTGCTTGGCGCCAACCCAGCCCTTCAACTCCTCGACGCCGGCGTCAGGGATGATGGCCGTCGCCTTCGGGAAGTCGAATATCAGACCCTCGCGCACGATAACTTCCGCCTTCTTCTGGATGTCGGTCAGACCAAGACGCAACTCCTCCACCTCCGCTGCGTTGTGGTCCAACTCTCCCTCCGCCACCTTCTCCGACAGGGCGCGCATCGCATCCAGCCGCGTCGTGAAGTCCGCGATCTTGGCGTTGATGTCGGGGTTCGCCTGCCCTGCGTTGATGCGCTGGAAGCCGAGCTTGATGTAGCCCACGCCGCACGTGACCACGCGGCGCACCAGCTGCTTCGCGCGCAGCTTGAACGGCGGCTGCGACTCGCCCATGTAATACTGGAACAGGCACACCATCGTCTTGCCAATGCGGTCATACATCTTGATACGCTGCTGCGCCTGTTGGATGTCGGCCATGAGCTCCTGCGCGCCCATCGCTTGCTGCATCATCTGCGCCGCGCCAGCGGGGTCTTGCATGGCCGCGCCGGCCGCCATCGCCGGATCCTGCGCCACCTGGCTCGCCATCGTGAGCATCTGCTGCGCCTGCGCCAGCGACTCGGGCTCGCCGTCCCATATCGTGTATTCCATGCGCTGCCTGCGCTTGGAAACGGCGGTCGGATTTTTCGCATAGAGCGAGGACACGCGCTGCTGAATGTGGCGCTGCGTGATGTTCGCGACGTAACGATCGTCGTCCGCGGTCTGCCCCCTCCACTGCTTGCCGCGCGCGAACTTCTGGTCCTCGCGCATCTGCTTGAAGTTCGACTCCCAATGCTTCGCGTCCTCTTTAATGGTGGAGAGGATGCGCTTCACCAGCGCCTTGCGCTCCTCCGGCGGCTCCGCCCTCTTTTCGGGCGCATAAGATGATTGTCCCGCGTTGGAGCCGTCGATGGCCGGACCCTGCGTTACGACGTCGAGTTCTTGCGTATCGTCCAATGGCATCGTGTGCTCCCCTTATTTTCCGCTCGCGACCAGCTTGAGCCGCGCCTGATTGTTTTCCAGCTTAGATCGCGCTTTAAACCATCCGAAGGTTCCCGTTGCATATGTCTGAGTTTTCTTCTCAGGCGCCGCGGCCACCTCTTTCGACAGACCGAGCCCGATCAACGCGAGGAACGACACGAAGTCGTCATGCGTCGCGTTCGGGAACTTCATCATCTCGTTCTTCGCTTCCTGCCACCACGGCGCGAACGTCGGGAAGTGGACCTTGCGCATCTGGATGCGGCCTTGGATGGAGCGCGCCCTCGCTTTCAAGTCCCTGCGGCCTGGTGAAATCCCATCCACGGTGCAGTAGACCTTCTCCTCCATCATCCGCTTGCGGCGGAACGGCCCGAGCGACTTGTTGATGTGCTCGTCTTCAGCCCACCACACCATCGGCTTGTGCCGCTTCATGCGATCCATCATCGCGTCCAAAGTCTCGTCGGTCTCGACGCGCTCCCAGAACAGGTCCGGGTAAATCCAGATGTCGTCGTTCTCGTCGACGCCGAAGCACCCCAGGCACGTAGCGTCGTTCTCTTCGTCAGTGGTCAGCGCATGGTCCGAGGCACCGTAGACGTGGATGTTCCTGGGCAACGCAGAAATGGATGAATACCCCACGATGTCCGCGGCCTTGAAGTAGTCGCCGTCCTCCGGTGCCGGCTGCCCCATGTAGAGCGCGTAGAAGCCGCGCTTGTCGAGTTGGCATGCCTCCGCGAGGAACTTGAGCGACTTCCGGTTCTCCCACAGCGACGCCATCGGCCGGTCACCGAACTGCGCGATGATGTCCGGGTCCGTTGGGCGCTCGAGCGTGAGCCCCAGCGCAGACGCAAGTTTCTGCTCTGTGACCACCGCAGGGATGTTGATGTAGGTCCACTTCTTAGCGATCGCGGGGTTGTGCTCGGGGTGCGACGGGTCCACGAGCCAGCCGATCAAGTCGTCCTCGTGCCAGCGCGTGTGGACGATCACTACGGGAGAGAACTTGTGGATTCGGCTGAACGATACCTTGCTGAACCAGGACTTGACGGTCTTCCGCGTCGCCGCGCTCTGAGCCTCCTGGTCGTCCTTGATCGGGTCGTCGACGATGAACGTGTCCGCTGGCTTGCCGGTGCCGGCGCCGCCACGGCCCAGGAAGTTGATCTTGCCCCCCTTCGTGGTGACGAGTGTGTCCTTGGCCTTTTCGCCCTTACGCAGACCGAAATGAGGGAACACCTGGCGGAAAGCGTTGGACTGCATGATGTTGCGCACCTCGCCGCCGAAGTCTTCAGCGAAGTCTTGCGAGTAGGTGCCGAGCATCAGGTGTTTGTGTGGAGCGCGGCCGGCACACCACGCTGGGAACGCGCGAGATATGATGGTGGAATTATGGGTTGGCACCAATCCGCGCCCGGCCAAATAAATGCCATCGTCGTTTTCCACCTGAATACAGCGACCGGGCTCTGGATCGCAGCGACGTATCGAAACGATCCCGCGGCGACGATTCTTAACGACGAACCCGCTTGTTGCCTTTCGTGGCAACACGCAGTCAATCGCGATGGTTGGTGAAAACGTCACCTGAAACACCGGGCGCTTACCCTGTATCCCAGAGGACGACAATGACGGCGCAACTTCACATATCGTCGCGCGCATTCCAAATGTGCCAATGAGCGTAGCGAAATCATCCGCGAGCCGCCTACTGACCGTGCTGAATTGAGCGCGTTGCGTTGGGTGATGAATATACCCATCAGTGTCCATCAACCCCGCTAGCAGCTTACGACGCTGCTCAAAGGAGGCCGTAAGGTAGTCAACTGGAATATGCTTGTTGCTCAGTAGATCGTTGGTGCGCAGCGCCTTATGCAATCCTCCGCCATGATATGATCGACGAACACCGGTTGTTTTGTGGACGGCGCACGAACTGCGCGGATAGGTGACATCAATGGCTTCCGCCACAGCGCGATCTTCTTCCGCAAAAGAAATACACGGGGACGTCGATGTTCCGTCACCAAGCCATGCGCCAAGCGCATACGGTTCAATGGGTAGTTGCTTGCTTTCACCGCGGATGGCAACCCAATCCACGCTAAAGCGAGCGCGGCTTCCGCGTTTGCCACGCTCTCCAATCCACACTCCGGCGCGCTCCATTTCCTTCGTCTCCATTACCGCAAGCGGCTTTCCAAGCCGATCATTGCAATGCACCAACCATTCGTGATTTGCATGACAACGAATGACCTGTCCGTCCACGAACTCGATCTCGTGAGTCGAATCGCAATCTTCTGACACCGCAACCACGCGAACAGGTAGGCCGTTTCCGCCATACACCATGTCACCGGGCTTTAAGGAGCCGTGCGTTGTCCATCCGGATGGGGTGAGCATAGGCGTCGAGTGGCTGAGTTCTTTTCCGAACTGCGGCGGAATGCTGACGCAGACGCGCAGGAGCTCGCCGCGCTCCACCTTCTCCATGACCTCGCAGAGCAGCTTCGCGACCGGCGTCTCCTCATACGTCGAGTAGTCCGGGTCGTCTTCGTGCTCAGGGTCAGGGTGGATGAATCGAATGAAGGCCAGCAAGCTCTCGCGAGCCCGCTTGATCGCCTTCAGGCGCTTGGCAGCCTTGATCTGCTGCTCGAGCGCAGATTCGACGACATTAGACATCAGCGAGGCACCAGCCCACCAAGGATACCTACTTGTTCTGGAATTTGATTCATACACATTGCCTTTGCTGGTAACATGCGACGGTCATACCCCACCTCCAAGGAGAAGAATATGAAAATCCTGTGCTTCCTCGGCTTCCACAAATGGCACGTCACCGGCTCAAGTCGTTCGTGCACTTGCTGCTCGGCAAAGCAGATTGAGCGGCATAGTCACGCACTCGGAGCGGCACACATCTGGGTCGATGTCTAAAGCGGCAAGCCGCGAAACGGTTCTTCAATAGCTTTGACGCAGTGATCGCGTTCGAATACGTCAGTCACTGCGCGCACCACCCTCACCCAGAGCGGCAACGGTAGACCCGAGGCGATCCAGCGCCCCGCATGGCTCGAGATCGTCTCCTTAGGATGCCCACCGCACCAGTAGGCGTTGCACACCTGATCGAACGACTTTCCGCGGAAACCGACGTATTCCTCGCACCACGCGCTACCCGTGAGCGCGTAGACCGCGATCGCAATAAGCACGAGCGGTAGCGCGAGGACGGTGCCCGCGCCGAAGACGATGAGCATCAGGAGAGCCGCGCAGGCTTTGCCGAGTCGCATAGTCGCTACCCCCCGAGCGCGTCGCGCTCTGCACGCCAGACGCGCATCTGGCGTTCAACGAGCGCCGCACGCTGCGCGACGTAAGGCAGTGCGAGGAACATCTGTCCCTGCTCGTCCAGTGCAACATCGGGATCGAGCATCTCCGGTGTGATTGCCGCCTGCGACAGCGCGAGATTGAGCACGAGTTCGCGCAGCCCGCGCTCTGTCATGTAATTGCCGGGCTCTCGCTCGAACGCGGCCATCTGGCCGTCGATTTGCGTGCGTGGCATGGCCGTCGCCAGCGCATCGCTCATCTCAGCGTCGGTCGGCTGCGGCGCGTTGAGAGTCCAAGAGGAGATATACGGTCCCTCGCCGTCGTCTTGGAGGGTGTAGTCACGATCCAGCACGGCGTCAGGAAACAGGGTCCGGATGGCCAGATTCAGATTCATATTTTTTGCCCGCTGAAATAGGTCAAGGAGGTTAGGCCGTGTATCGTGGCATCCGATCCGTTGCCATGACGGAAATAGTGCTCCACGTAGTCGTCTTTCGCGAGTTGCAGACGCGCGACCACAACCGCGCTTTGCACTTCCGTTCCAGATAGATGAATCTCCGCTTTTTTCGCCTCAACTCCGTTGACCCAGATCGCGCTGTTCAGCAGCCCCTGATCTACAGCGGCCGCTATGGCGGCCTGCGCCTCAAACGCATAAGTGCCGGGCGCCGGGGCGACGAACCTGCTGTTGACGGCATCGAACGCCGAATGCGTATCGAATGACGCATGATTGTGCAGCACCTTGGTGGACACGCTATCTACAACGCCAGTCTGGTTGGCGCCGTTTCGGTCAACAGAGAATGCGGGGCCGGTCAGCTTCCCGACGAGTTGAAGCGCCGCGCCGTCGCAAACGATTAAACCTCCGTCGCCCGGCTGGAGCGGGATCGAGGACAAGAGGTTGATGGTTTCGGCCGCGTTCGGGTCAAGCGTGATGACGCCCGTACCCCCATTTCGGTAGTACACGGACCAGCCGTCGCCCAGATTCGCCGCCGTGTCGAACGTCTGCGTGAACGTGCTGGTCGCGATGACGGTCTTGCCGATGTCCGAAGCACCGAGAATCGTGTTCGATGAGCGCGATACGACGCCGGCTTTAATGATCGCTAGAACCGTTGCTGCGTCCGCGGCGGTGAACACGGCGTCTCCGGTGGCACCGGCGCCCAGTGTTGCGCGTGCGGCAGCCGCATCCTCATCATCGAACAGCGTGCCGATGAATGACGTCACCGGCAACGTCAGCGCAATCCATTTCACCGCAGCGAGATCAACACTGAAAGTGCCGGATGTGTGGGGCGCGGCGCAAACGTATGTCGTCACACCCTCCGTAACGATGTCGCCAATGACGTAAGAGATCGCCGTGGCCCACGCCCCTCGAGGCGTCCAGTCACTCGCGATGAGCGCCTTCGTCGCAGCACTCAATGAATCGGGCGTGACCACCAGGTTCTTCAGCGCCCCATCGTCCCGCTGAATCAGCGCAAGGTTCGTGCGAATCTCGTCCGTCGTCAGCTTGATCGCCTGGAAGTCCTGGTCCAGGTGCGCGCCGTGCGTCCCGGGCACCTGGGACGTCACCAGTTCATCGGAGTAGTCGGTGATTTGCGTGTAGGCAGTGGGCTGCGTCATAGGTTACGGCCAGGTCGCAATGGCAACGCGCTGCCACGTATCGGTGGCGACGCAAACGTAGAGAAATCCGTCTTCGTAGGCGATCTGCCCGGCCGTGCCGGTAGAGTTCGCGGCGGCGGGAGCGGCGACAGGGGCCGTGGCGTAAGCCGTGGCGTCAGTGGTGGCGGCGGTCCCGAGCCCCAGCGTAGCGCGCTGCGCAGCAGCGTCAGCGTCGTCCAACAGGGCCGCGCCGGCTTCGGTGACGCCCAAGTCCTCAAGCGACGCAGAGAGAACTATTTTTGAGGCTTGCAGCCGCGCGCGAGAGCTGGCCGGTATCGTCCCCAGCGAGGTGTTCGTGACCGTGATGCCGTCCGCGTCAAAGGAGACGCTGAAGCCGGTGGTGTAGATGTTCCCCTGGATGGCGAGGACATGCGCGGGAGAGGTCGTGTCCCATGCCGTGCTGGAGTCCTCCCCGGGCGCATAAGGCAGGATGAAGGTGCCGCCGTTGGGGACAGCTAGCTGTAGCGTCGCTACGGGGGTGACGGAGAACGTGGTGGGCATGGGCTGCTCCCGGATGGAGGTTGGCCCGATTTTCGACGATGGCGCTCTACATTTTCAACATCCCTACAAAGTGTAGGGTGAAGTTTGTGGTGGGCCGAATTTTGGTGTGGGGGCGGGTGAGGATGTCAGCGTCCGCGCGCCGGGGTGCCGGCGGGGGTGGCCCGGGCGGCAGGCGCGGCGTGGCCCGGGCGCATGGGTGCGCCACGAGCCCGCCAGGCGTGATACTAGTCTGCCGTAGACTACTCGCCCCCTTGATCTATAACGATTATTTACCCCTGCTGCGCGCTATTCTGCGCAGTATCGGGGTTATCCACAGGCACGGCCGTGCCTTCGATGGCTGCGGCGTCGCGCGCCTTGCTGATCGCTGCTTGTCCCGCCTGTATGAAGGCGTCAAGCTCGTCCACGGTCATGTCCGACAGCGCCTTTTGCCCGCCTTCCCGTTGTTTTTCCAGCACTTTTGATGCGATTCCGGCGCGATCCAGGAGCGAGTTGGACGCCATGACGCGCGCTCCGGCTGGGGCCTTTTCGTTCTGGGCTATCTTGATGAGGGTATTGACCGCAATGGCTGCGCCGTCGCTTTCCAAGCGGTTGAGTAGGGCTTGACGGATCAACGCCCGCATCTTCGGCTGACGCGCTAAGTAGTAGCCCTGCTGCTCTGGGAACTTATAGCCGGCGAGCCGCGCCGCGTCCGTCTGATTGTTGCCGTTAACTATCGCTTCAAGATACTTTCTTTGAGGTTCAGTTAACTTTTTCTCATCTATGTCCGCTTCCGGTTCGGCGTCCTCCAATATCCGCGACGCCAGAGGAAGTGCCGCAATTTGCGTCACATTCTGACGCTGCGCGTCACTTTTGCCTTGTCGTGCCATCGTGCCTCCGGGGAAGTTTCCCCGCATATACAACGCCTCTCACTACACTTTCAACACTGGCATACAACGTGCTACAGTTCCGACACCCGACATAACGTAGGGCAATTACGAGGAAAGGCAACCATGCCCAACCAACAAGACAAGGCCACGTTTCAAACCGCAGGTTACTCGTTTGAGCATCCCGGCTACTGGTCTAAGCGCATCGGCGCGTATGACGCAACCATATCAGCGGACGCGCCCTACGTGGTGCAAATCATGGCAGACGATGGCGCACGGTGCGTATCCACATCACTGCATGACTGGCCGACAGCAGCGGAAGCGATAGCGGAAGCCGCAAGCATCGTAAACGGACTCCCCAAATAACTCCCCACCACAAAAAGGAAGTGCAGACATGCGCTTTACCCAATTCGACGCACACAAGACCAAGCAACGCGCTACTGCGCACTACAGCCACATGGCGCGCATAGCGGAGTTAGAGGCAGCGATTAGTGACTTAATCTCTCTTGCCCATCAACTGCTACCCAAGTATCAACAATTCGATAGCACGCTCGACAATCTTCCGCAGGTGATAACGGCACGCAAAGCACTTCGGCCCGAGTGACCAGCAACTAAACAGGTGCCCTCTACGGAGCCTGTTTCATGCTGTTCATTCACTCACCACACCCAAGAGAGCCCCACATGCACACCAAAGGACCGTGGTATCGCAACATCAAACCGGCCGCGAAGTATCCCACCATCTTTGCCGGGCGCAATACGCACGTCGCGCAAGTTACTACCGTCGGACTATCGCCGGAAGAAATCGAGGCTAATTGCAATCTCATTATGGCTGCGCCTGAGCTGCTCGACGCGCTGGTAAGCCTACGGAAAGAGCTCCGAGCGCATGTAAAAATGAACGTCAGAAAACATTACAGCTTGATGATTGCGGATGTCTCGGCAAGCAAAGCAATCGCCAAAGCAACGGAGGTGTGACATGCCAACCCAAGCCACACACCCCACGCCGCAAAACACCCTGCACCGCCTCGTTGCCTACATCCGCCAACACAATCAGCGCGCATGGATCTCAAGCATTGACGGTCGCTTGCGCGCCATCGAAGACTTCACGGTCAACGGCGTTCCCGGCTCGCGGACCGTGGAGCTCGCGCCTACGTGGACTGCTGTGCGCGAATGGCTTGGGTATTAACCTTTTCAACGCAGACAGGAAACGATCATGTCCACATATTCTTACCACGTCCGACATCGCAACGGATGGGGATCTGGCTTTGGCCCGAGTCCTACACATTGCCACGAATGCGGCGCCGCGTTACCGGCGAAACCAGATACCGGCGGATCTGGATACGGTTGCGGCGCGGCGGAGCGTGTCGCAACGCATACGGACGCGCCGGATGTCAAGAAAGGCGAAACGATCGAGCGTAGTCCGGCAATCTGTTACGCATGCTGCGCAAAGCATGACCGCGAGCAAATGATTTCAACCGGCCGCGCTACGCTTTACCTCACTGACGTTAAGCACGAGTCACCAGTAAAAACTGGTTCGCCTTTTTGGACTTGGGAAGTAACTAACTGGCCCGGCTCGCTTCGCTTCAAGGTAAGCCACAAACGAACGGGAAGCCACAACATCACGCGGCGCCGCTATGACGCATGGTTCATCGGCCCGGATGGTAAGCCATGGCACGCAGTTCAGTATGGCGACAATACCCAAATAGCGCATTGCAAACGCCTGGCTCGATAGCTTTGTTCTTGATGTCGAATCTGTAGCACTAACACCCAACAAACAAGGACACATCATGGAACCCAGAAAAGAACGGATCCTGCAGGCGCTACGCGCATTCATTTCACAACGCCCCGGTCTCGAATTCGCCAACTATGGCGACGTGAGCGCGTATCGCTCCGAAATGCGCAGCATCACCAGGGACAGGCACCACGCACAAACCCTGATCGATGCCGTTGCCTGGCGTGACAGCATCACGGCCGATGATCTTCTAAGCGCCGTGAAGCGTTCCTACTCGGGCCGCCTCACCATCAAGGAGGGGGGCGAGCGAGTCTCGATTGACTACTGTGCCGGCCAATACTTCCCGACGGAATACCGGCGCGCAGCGTGCGCCGTGCTCGCGTCTGCAATCTGGGATTACTACCGTGAGCACTGTATGCCGAAGCCAGACGCGGAGGGCAAACACAACGGCATGTCCGCGGGCGACTGGCTACGATCCGCGCTGCGTAAGGAATTCGGCTGCTCAATCGCTTTGCGCTGGTTTTCGTAACCCCGCCCTCCCTGCCCATTCCCTACAGCACCCCAGGAGTGGGCAGCAGGGGCGAGGTTTTCGCTCTCTATAAGGGTTAGATCATGGCATTGCGAGTAAAGCTTTATGTGGGCATACGCCCAGACCACAAGCGCGAGATATTCCGCGCGATCGGCACGCCAACCCAGGAAACGCACGGCAGGCATTACGCGGCGGTCATCGGTCCATTTCGCACCAGGCGCGGCGCCGAGGTCATGCGCACCGCGCAGAGCAATCCGAACTGCCAATGCGTGGCCGATGCGGAACGCCTTGGACGCCTTCGTGCGGCTCACCCCACACTCATAACTAAAGGAGCAAAAGCACCGTGAAAAAGAAACCAGAACTTGCCTGGCATTTCGTAGGCGAGACGCTGCGCGATGGGACGCCCATACCCGCAGATGGCGTATGGCTGGAACACAAAGGCCCGGTGAAGATTTGCGCCAGTGGGCTGCATGCCTCACGCAATCCGTTCGATGCGCTGCAGTACGCGCCCGGCACAACGCTGTGCCTTGTCGAGATCGAGGGAATCGAGGCAGAGCAGGACGACAAGCTGGTGTGCCGGCGTCGCAGGATCATCGCCCGCACGGACGCAACTGAACTGCTGCGTCATTTCGCGCGTATGGAAGCGCTTTTAGTAGTTGACCTGTGGGACGCGCCGCAGGTGGTGCTGGATTACCTCATGACCGGCGACGCATCGTTAAGGGCTGCCGCGAGGGCTGCTGCGAGGGCTGCCGCGTGGGCTGCCGCGAGGGCTGCCGCGAGGGCTGCCGCGAGGGCTGCCGCGAGGGCTGCTGCGTGGGATGCTGCGTGGGATGCTGCGTGGGCTGCCGCGAGGGATGCGTCTCGCAACGAATTCACGCAGATCGTCTACGAGTGCTTCGCGGACTTTTTAACCTAGTAGCCCTGCACCACACACCCGTGAAAGGAATCAAACAATGAGCACCACAATCCCCATAAGGTTTACATACACGCCATGGCGTCACGGTGGATGGTACGTGTCGGAAGTGCGTTACGCATCGGGTGCGTGCGGTTGTGTCTCACGCAACTACCCGGATCGCAAGTGGCGCATCGTCTGCGATTCGCGGCCGTTCGAGGAGCGCCCCACGTTCAAGAGCCGCAACGAAGCGGCGCGCGCCGAGTTTCTTTTGACGGCCGGCGTCACCGCCATAACGGGGAGATCGCAATGACCACATACACCGCAGAATTAACGGACGACATGCGCCAGTTCCTGCGTTCGCCCTATATCGCTACCATGCCTACGTACGACGCCATCCTGTTCTTCATCCGCACATTCAAGTTGACGCCGGAGCTCGCTGGCCGGTTGCTGGCGCAGTGGATAACGGAGGTGGCGTCATGAAAATCGCCCTAGACCTTACCCTGGCCCTAGCCGCCATACTTTGCATCACAACCGTTGCCTGGTCTGTCAGGTAATACCGGAGGTAGCTCAAGATGCCTTACTTCGCTGAGGTGCTGCTCGGGTTCCTGATGGGCCTAGGCGCCCTGCTTGCCCTGCGTGCCCTGCTGCGCCCCTCCCCACTTCGCCCTAGCGCCCTTGCTAGGGCGTTTCTTTTTCTCTACCACTTCCCACGCTTCCAGCGGCTTGTCCCTTTGCAAGAAGCAGAACCGCGCCAGCAAGGCCGACTCCGCAAGGTTGTGGTCAGTCCACACTAGGGCAGACCACAGCGCCCTAGCGCGCTGTAGGCTGGTCTCCTTGGACCCCGTAACGCCCATGGCTCGCTTCCACAGTTGCGGGAGCGGGCGCAGAACTGTGGCGCCCAGGCCCACCAGTACACCCTCTGCCAGAGCGGCTGATTGAACCAGGCTGGCACCGCTGGTGCGGGTATCGGTGGGACGGACCCAGACGCTTTCGACTGCGCAGAGTGCCGGCATGTAGATCGCGCTGAGCAGCATCGCCCTAAACGCTCGAGGGTCAACGCGGCGCTTGATATACCCGCCCTGTGCCTGGGTTGGTATAGTCTGCAACAATACTACGTCTCCCTCGCCATCGATTATCGCGACACCACCTGTCAAACCGGGGTCTACGCCGACGAAGTATTTGAATGTCATAGGTTTTCTCCCTTTATGCACCCACCTGAACCACCAAAACCACCTAAAAGCGACCTCTCCAACTCCCCTATAGTATTTTTCAGGCTCCCGACATCACATTTACACTATGACTTTCAGAATATGGTTTTGAGGTGGTTCACGTGGGTTCATAGCCCTATTCCGACGGCTCGAATACCGCATCGTGAAAATCCATTGGACGAATCCAGCATTTGTATCGCGACCCCGCCGGCCCGCGCTGCGCCCTGCGCCAACCCAACAGTGTAAGAATTGCAGCTACCCGCATCTGCTCATGCTTGTCCTGCCGATCGATCGGGATGCGCAGGGCACCCCGAAGCACCTCCGAAACCCGCACTTCGTCCTTCCGCTCGAACATATCGGAGCGCACGCCCTGCCCATATTCGCACTGGCCGCCGTCAACATAGGTCCGCACAAACTCCGTCCAAACGTCGTCAGGGCGGCGCTGAGACTGCTGCTCTCGAGCCTCGATGATGGGCACGTCCCACCACGATTCGTCGCGCTTCAGACGCGCCACAGCCTCCGCAAATAGCTGATCCCTCCAGGTCCTGAGGTAGCCCAAATCTACTCTGGTGCAGGGGATCGGCCAGAAGCGCCGCGCACCTGTCTCGTCCGAATTCCAGTCGTCCCGGTTCGTCGTGCCAACCAGCACCGTGCGCCGCGGATGGCTCTCCGCGTGCCGCGCGTAAGGCGCCCTGTAACGGTCCACGGCACACGAGATGACGCCCTTGATGCGCTCCACCTCATGCCGGCTGAACGAGTGCATCTCCGCGATCTCGACCACCATGTTGCCGTCTAGCACTTGGTAGAAGTCCTTGCTTGTCACCTGTTCGTGGCACTCCTTGCCCCACTCCCCGCCAATAATGCCGATCGCCTGCGACTTGCCCATGCCCTGCCCGCCCTCGAACACTGGCACGGTATCCACCTTGCAGCCCGGCCGGTAGACGCGGGCCACGATGGACACGAAAAAGCATCGGCCTACGGCTGATATGTATGCGGTGTCGGGGGCGCCGAAGGCGTCGCGCAGGACCGTGGGTAGGCGCTCTACGCCGTCCCAACGCAGAGACTCCATCCACTCCATCGGCGGGTTCACATGCCTGCGGTGCGCCACCGCCTGCACCGCGTCCGAGACCGTCTGCACACGCATCCACGGCATGCCGATGACGCCCTGCATGTAGGGCGTGAGAAGCTTGTCGTCCGTGTCCGTCCACTCGCGCTCAGGACCCAGCGCAACGCCACCGTCATTCAGGATGAGGCGCGTGCGGATCCTGTTCGCAAACTCATCGAACCAGATGTGACCCTTGAGCCTGGTGTCTGCCTCGAGCACCTTGATGGCGTTGTTCATGTTATCCAGCACCGCCGTGCCGTTCTCGTCCTGGTCCAAGTCGAGGAAGTCCCACAGGTCTTTGCCGGTGAGCTCGTCGATGGAGCGGCCGGTGAAGTCCTTGCGCACCGGCACAACCGGCTTCGCGATCGTCGCATACACTTTGCGGAGCACGACGACAGAGGTGCCCGTCTTGTTGGCGAGCACCTTGAGCACCTTGTCAACACCGATGGCGTCGTTGCGACACGTGACGCGCAAGTCCTGCATCAGCTGGCGCATCTGCTCGGAGGTTGTGCTGCTATTGGAGCACTCCGCGTCCTGCTGTATTTGATCGAACTCGCGTGGCTCTATAACCTTGCCGCACCCGTGAAGGAGTGCGTCAAGTTTCGTTTCAATTGTCGGCGGCGCAGTCTCGTCCTGCACCACGAGGGCGGTTGAGAAGTCCATGCCGCTACTTCACTACGACTTGGGTATAGACGAGTGAGCCCGCGCTTTCATCATACGCGACGATAAGATCGCCTCGAAGTGAGTAGCCGTCATCCAAGAATGCCTTCACCGTCTCCTGAACCAAGTTATCGTCGATGCTCGTTACGATTTGATAGTCGGTAGTCATTGCGGAATTCTCCTTATGTGTGAGTTGTCAGGAGCTGAAAACCGGAATGCGCAGCGGCGGACGATATTTCCCCTTTCGAGGTCTTGTATTACGTCCACTCCCGATACCCACAACCCTTGAAACCAATTCGGAAGACTGTATCGTGGTCATCGGCGCATCCATGTCGGTGTTTTCAGCACCATGCCTCGAATAATCCCCGCAGCCTTCTACACTTTCAACACTCAACGCGCAGAGACGGGCACCGCAGTGAGCGTGTGATCTCCAATCTCGAGCCTCTTGAGCATGCCCTTATACTTCTCCCGCGCCGCCTTGATCGCAGCCTCACCATGCTCTCTACGGTGAAACACGCCAAGGTCTAGCACGCGCGTGTCTGGCGGATTGAAGCTAAGCTTTACCCTGAACGAGCTCATCATTGAAGTCCCCGTAATTGTCCTTTGGATACACCACCCTCACCCGCCGCCCCTCACTCATCAACCTCACACTCAACACATTCGCTGCGTCGCGCCCAGGCTGATCGTTGTCTGCGAAGATCGCCACCTCCTTTACTGCGTCAGGCAACACCACGCCGCGCATCCCACTCGTCGACAGCGTTGCCCACACCGGCACCCCCGGAAACAGCATCATCACCGACAGCCCCGTCTCGATACCCTCACAAAGCCCCAGCACATCACTATGCGGTGCCAGCCGGACAGCGCAGCCCAGGGTGCGCCCCAGCATCATCTTGTTCGGCTCGACGGCGGCCTTTCCCCGTGCGTCCGCAGAAAGATACGTGCGATGCAGCCCTGTCACATCGCCCGCCACGTTGCGCACCTTGCCCAGCATGGCCGGGTGTAGCGTGCCGCTCACGTGCCTTAGAGACCTGTGGGACAACAGATCCTCTGCGTCGATCGTGATCCCGCGGCTCCGCAGATAGTTCGTGTGGATGACGCGCTGCGCGTCTGCATACCACAGCACCTTCTCTACGATCTTGCGGTCATCCTCCGCCGATCTTTCGCGCGTCTTATGCGGTGGCGTGGCGCGCATCTTGAGCCCAGACATATCGCGCGCCAGTGCGATCGCGCCTGCGAAGTCCACACCCTCCGTGACCATCAGCAGGTCAAACACATCCCCGCCCTCGCCTGTCGCGTGGTCCATCCACATGCCGCGGCGTTGCCCCGTGAGGCGCATTGAGAACGATCCGCCAGCCTCACCATGCACGCTGCCCGCCCTGAACTCACCTGAATGCGTCTTGCCAGCAGGTAGCAGTCTGGGCAGCCACGTCTCGAGCGTCGAGATGAGATACTGACGCAGGGCGTCACTATCATCCGTCAACTCTGCGGTGGGCGCGTTTACTGGCGCGGTTGAGAAGTCGAGCACTTACGCCCCACCCCTTTGTGCGGGCTGCTCGTGGTCGATGGCGGCGTCGATAAGTGCGCGGATTCCATCCATTTCATCATCTTCGCTTGGCGCGTCTCGCCCATTCTTGGCCGCTATTTCCATGGCATAGTCGTATTTGTCCT